AATCACGAAGTTTGCGATGGATTTTACTGGTCGTTGAAGATCAATACTCCCCAGCTCAATTTGAGGTCATCGGGCTCAAACGACGCCCCGGATACCTTTGAAAAAGTAAGAGAGCTTCTTCAAGCAGCTGCGGATGACGAGTGATGCTGTCCCGGGGGAAGTGGTTTCATGCAGGTGTGGCCTCGATGGTCCAGATCAGCCTGTCGCGATCGCAGATCGGCTCACCTAGGATCAGAAAGGTTTCGTCACCGATGAGGATCTGCTCATCGAGGCGAGGCGCAGGGAGCTCCGAGACGCGTACATCGAAGCGCATGGTCTCTGAGACCAGACGCGCGGCCCCAAACGTGGTCACATCATCACTGCGACGCACGATGATGCGGATGCGGGAGAACTGCCCTTCGCTGTCACGATGCCAGGCCTCGTGGGCGAGATTCGGATCAGCAAAGAGCAGATCGAGTGCGCCTGCAAACGCTGTCATGGGTCAAACACCTTAGTTGCCTGAGTGCAGGCGGATGGCCAACCGAGGGCGCTTGTTTACCGGCAGGATCGAACTTTCCGTCATCAGATCGATCCAGCGACCCTTGGCATCCAACATCTGCCGAGCATAAAGCGGCAAGCCGACGGTATTGACCGTTTCCAGAAGGTTGGCCGGCCCGCCATAGGTGGTGAAGGTATCAAACGTCCCAAGCGGAAAGGCGATCCCTTCGCCTGCGGGGATCAGGCGTTCTGAGGTGCCGTTCGAGAGCGTAACCGAGCCATTGTATTCCTCAAAAAGGATGCCTGCGAATGGGAAGGCGCGGCGCATGTCCTCGCGCAGCGGCTGGCCGCCCGTGGCCGAGAAGAACTTGTAGGCCTCTTCGGTCTTAGGATGGCTGATCAGCTTGTCGAAGAATTCGGAACTGACCAGCGCATGCGCGGTGGTCATGGTCTCGCCAAGAAGACTGTCCTCGATCCCGCGAAGAACGGTCCGGACCTTGCCCTGCACATTCGTTCCGGCCGTACCGAAGACGAAGTCGACCGAGATCTGTTCGATCCCGAATTCGGAGAAGTAGTTGTAGAGGGTCGTGCCCGCGCCATCCTTCACGATGCCCCGCAGCGCATTCATTTCCATATATTCGCGGGTCTGAGCATGCTTGCGGCGTATCAGTGTCAGCTTGCGATTCATGACATCGACGAGTGGATCGGCGGCATCAGAGACACCTAGAGCTGGCATGCCCTGAATGTCGGCGGGCAGGATCACATCGTCATGCGGGATCCAGGGCAGCGCAAAGCTGCGCATTGAGCGCTGCTCGCGGGTGCCAACGGTGGCTGGCGCGCCCAGCGGGACCGAGGGCAGGAGGCTGAGGACACCTTCGCGCTGTTCGATGACAATGGAACGTTGGGTGACGCCTTCAAAGCGGAAGAGGCCGATTTGGCCTAGGCGGGTGTAGAGATTGGGCAGGATATTGATGGCCTGCGTCATCTCGGCGAGCGAATAGCCGCCTGCGTCAAACGGATTGCGGGTGAGGGTCATGGAGAACTCCGGGGAATGAGAGGTGATGCGTCAAAACGCGACGAGAAGAACGGGCGGTCCGCCGGATCAGGCAGCATCGCGGGGAATGATGCCAAGAGCTGTCAGCTGGGCATGCTTGGTGGCGGTCTTAGCCGCGTCATCGACACTCGCGTCGAACACGAGCGCCGCTTTGGACACGATGGCAGGACCGCGTAGGACGACGATGCCGGTCGCATCAGAAGCCGTTGCGTCAACGTCGTAAAGCAGGACAGCGGCTGCGTTCTGCGCGCCGTCGCTGCCGGAGGCCGTGCTGCGCTTCATCTTGCCACTGGCGGTGATGCGGCCAAGCACAGCGCCAACAGGGTAGTTGGTCCCTGCCAGCAGCGTGACGGTCTCGCGGGTGAAGTTCGGGTTCAGCTCGTATTTGAGGACATCGCCCATGGTGGGCGGTTGGGTCAGCACGGACATGGGGCATCTCCAGAAGATTGAGGAGGAAAAAGAAATCCCCCGCCGGGGAGGAGCGACGGGGGATCAGGTGGGCGGTTCGCAATGAGCGGGAGGCTACTCAAATTTAGCGACCGGCCGAGGCAGCTTTCTTAGCGGCAGCTACAATCGGGCTTTCTGTGGATTTGGGCAGTACAGGCGAAGGTGGGGCAGCTACAATGTCGCGTGCATCTGCGGCGGCGCTGGCCTGCTCCAAGACAAATTGGCGCAAAGCCTCCGGGGCAGTACCTTCGCGCAGGGCCTTCGCTGCATCGATCGCTATGCCGAGGCGGCCGGCTTGGGCGGCGATGTCTGTGATTTCGGCGGCTTCTTGGCGCAGCTGCGCAGAGACCTCTGCCAGATTGGATGGTTCCGTGGCGGTTGGCACCGGCGCAGGTAATACCGCTGAGGCGGGTGTGGGGTTCTCTTGGTTCACGTCTCCTTCGTCTTCTTTCGTATCTTCTTCACTCACGCCCTCCAGGACGGTGTCTTCGGTGTCAGTGGGCTCAGTATTTGCTTCAGTGGCATCTGTTTTGGCGCTCATGGCGGCCTCCTTTGCTCGGGGGTAGGTTGCGCGTGGCAGTCGCGCGGTGGGCGATGGGGCGGATAGGCTCTCGCGGAAGCGGGCGAAGCCACGGGTGAGGTCGATCACTTCGTCGGCTAGGCCCGCGGCAACAGCATCCGTCCCACGGAATGTCCCGGCCTCGGTCGCCAGAGCAGCGTCCTGGCTCACCTGGCCAGCGCGGCCAGCGGCAACAGTTTCGGCGAAGAGGAACCGCAGCACATCAATCTCGCGCTGGATGTCATCGCGCACGCTCTCGGGTAGCGGCTCATACGGATTGCCGTCGACCTTGTGCTGGCCCGAGTGGATCAGCGTGATCCGCACCCCAACCTGATCCAGCTGATCACTGAGGTCGGCATGCATGACCACAACCCCGATACTGCCCACGGCGCCGGTGCGCGGCAGCAGTATGCGGTCCGCCTGAGAGGCCAACGCATAGCCCGCTGAAAAGGCGTGTTCGGCGATGAAAGCCCAAACAGGTTTGTTACGGCGCAGGGCGCGGATCTGGTCAGCCAGGTCGAAGATGCCCGCCACCTCTCCGCCAAAGCTGTCGATCTCAAGCGCCACCGCGCGAACAGAAGGATCGCGCGCTGCTGCTTCGATCTGTGCGGCGATCCCCTCATAGCTGGTCTGGCCAGAGGATTGTCCGATCCAGCCGCCGCGATGGATCAAGACGCCCGAGATCTCGATTACCGCGATGCCGTCTACGACCGCGTAGGGTGTATTGCCATTTTGCTTTAGGAGGTCGGCGAGGTTGCCGGCCAGAATGCTGGCCTTTGCGGGAAGATGTGCGGCGCTATCTGATGCATCGTCGTGATCAGAGAGATCGACCGGCCGTCCCAGAAGACGTGGCCCGAGCCCTGATAGAAACGCCATGGCTTTGGACGGTTCAACGAGCAGTGGCGTATTGAAGGCGCGCGCGGCAATGCGGGCATGGAGCATCAGGGTTGTTCCTCGTCAGTACGAATGTGATCTGCGGCGTTTTCTGTAGTATCGGCTTTGTTGTCTCCGTCGTCATTTACTGGAGTGGCTTGTACCCCTTGCGCGGGCGACCCCGGCCGGCGGAAATCAAGACCCAGCGCGCGCTCGCGTGCGCGCTCCGCGGCAACCTCCCTGTCGACTTGTTCCGCGTCATAGCCCCGCTCGGCAATTGCCTGAGTGCGTGATTTGAGCCCGGCTTCGATCTGGGCGATCTCGGCATTGGCGTCTTTAAGCGGATCGACCCAGTCCCATTTGGTCGGCAGCCAGTCGGCGGCCAGCATGCGCGGGCGGTCCGCCTCGTAGCCCGGCAGGGCTAGTACGCCGGACAGAACGGCCAGATCCAGCCAGCGCGCGTAGAGCGGTCGGCAGAGCTGATAGACCATTACCGAATGCTGCCAGGCGGAGACGCGGCGGCGGAACTCGATCAACGCGAGCCACGAGTTTGAGAAGTTTCCCTTCACCATGTCATTGGCGAGATAGGGATAGGGGATGCCGAGTGCTGCCGAGATCTGCAGCAACGTGCGGTACTGGAACGGCTCATAAGTCGCCCCGCTGTCGGCGGGCTGGCCCACGGTCACATCTTCGCCGGGATCTAAGCGCACGATCTGGCCTGGACTGATCTCGACGCCTGCGGGCATCTCCTCATCATCCAACGGGGCGAGTGGGTTCTCTGGCGCAGGCGAGGTCACGAACATCGCATACATCGCCGCGACCTTTTTCCGATCGAGTTCGGCATCGTCATATTGGTCGAGCAGGAATAGCTTCACGATGGCCGGCGCGAGTTTCGACACGCCGCGCAGCTGCCCGCCCTCGACTGGGTCGATGACGTGGATGACCTCGCTGGCGGGAACGCGAACAATCTCACCTGAGAGACCCGGGTCGGTGCTGTCGCCGGGATGGCGGCGCAAGAAGTGATAGGCGACGCGCCGCCCAATGCGATCGAACTCGATCCCCTGGCGGACCGCATTGCCGTTGCGCGCCACGCCTGTTTCATGAAGCGGCAGCATTTCTGAGGGCAGCATCTGCAGCTGCAAGGGCACTGTCAGTCCATCTTCGACCCGGCGCGGCCTGATCCGAATGAAGACTTCGCCCGCCAAGAATACCTCGCGCGCGGCGCGGCGCTGTAGCCCGTAGAAATCTGTCAGCCCCTCGGCATCAGCCTCGTCGGTCCAGGCGAGCCAGAGCCGCTGCAGCTCTTCCTTGAGTGCAGCGTCCGCGATCTTCGAGATCGGTTTGATCCCGTCGCCGACAGTGTTTGCGGCCCAGCTTTCGACCGCATTCACGGCATAGCCGTTGTTGCGCACCAGCCAGCGGGCACGGGCGGTGATGTCGGGACCGGATGCCGCGATCAGCGCGTTCACATGGGCCCGCGTTGCTTGAAACCCGCGCAGGCGCCGATGGTGCTGGCCCGCGTCAAACCCGCCGATAAACGCCCCAAGGCGCTGCCGCCAGTTCATCATAGGTCTTTCACGGCATGTGGGCGCAACACGCGCCCAGCGCTGCGCTCGAGTTTCGCGATGCGACGTTCGACGTCACCGATTGCAGCCGCCAGTTCGGCGTCGGTCCCGTAATTCACAGTCTTGCCGTCATAGCTGACAGACCGCGTGCCGCTGTAGCGCGCAGTCAACAGCGCACTGTGACGAAATTTGAGCTCATCGAGTGTCATCGGTTATTCCATGTATTTGGGCGTGCTGATCTTCCAGCCGCGCCGCCGGGGCGATGCAATCCGTCCCGCTTGAGGTTCATTTGATTTCTCAGTCTCAGCGGATTGCGCGATGGCTGCCGTTTCCACGCCGGCCTGTTTCTCCAGCTGCCGCCACATGCGCTCATCAAAGCGATCGGCCCCGAGGATCCAGGCCGCAGCCCGTGCATAGACCCGTGTGTCCAGCGCCTCGTTGCGCTCGCGCAGCTTTTGCCATTCTTGGCGAGCAAAACCGCGCTTGTTGCGGATTGTGACCAGTTGTTCGCCCACCAACTGTTTGAGCCATTCGCTGTCGGCCCAATCGGGCAGGTGGATCGTGCCCGCCGGGTTATGCACGCCTAGCGTGCGTTCTTCATCTGAGGGCCGCTCTATCCGCAGATAGCGATAGGTCTCCGCCTTGAAGGTAGCCGTAGCCACCGTCCAGAGCCGCGCCCCACGCTTGAGCTTCCGCCCATTCACGGTCGCATCGACAAAGGTCGGCCCCGACACTGGAGTCGCCCGGTTGAACCCT